TGCCGCGGTCTTTGATGTCTTTTAGGTTGGTTTCTGTTATTGTAAGTTTAAACTGCACCTGCTCGAGCTGCTTATCTATACTCTTGACCGCGTCTTTGATTTGATCGTAGATATGCTCGTCGGCACGGAAAAAAACGGAATTGGACGATTTAGAGTACGTTGCATTGATTTCAAAATTTGAAATAATACGCTGTACGTCGTCTAAAACGTAGTTGCTTAAATCGATACGGCGCAGATCAAGACTAGGCAGCTTTTTATCCGTTACGTAATAAAAATTACCTTGCTTATAAAGATAAAGACCTTTTGACTCAAGCATTTTTTGAAACATAGGCAAGCTTAAATTTGTTTCTTGATGAAAAATAAAATAGTAATAGCTGCCGTCTATACTGTCATCGGTAACTATAGTTATATTATTTGACCTGCTTGCAAGCTGAGCAAAACTTGCAAGATCGGTATAGATCATCTCGGCTTTTAAAAAGCTACTTAAAAGAATTAACGTTAAGACTAGTTGTCTGAGAGTTTTCATAAGATACGCCTTTGTTTGGATTTTTATATTGAGACGAAGTATTTTTTAGCTCATCGAGTGCAGGCGCGTCGAAAACTAAAAAATACTCCGTAAGATGTTTGCCTTTGGTGGTAGAGTAAAAATATAAGGGTTTATGCGTCGAAACGGTAAAAGAGATATAGCCGTAAGGGAAAGGGTATTTTTCGTTTTTAAAGGTACAAACGTCGTCAATACATGAAAGGTTATAAATATAAGTTTGAGTTTGGGCTTGAGCTTGTGGGGTCGGCTTAGGTTGATGCGCAGGGCGAGGTTCGGCCGCCTGGATAGGTTGAGAAATTTGGGGTGGATTGTCTTGTTGTTCGTCGGAAACGTCGGAGCTTAAAGATTTAAGAAAAAAGTAAAAGTAAATAGATAATGCGATAAATACGAATAGGGCTATATAAAAGAATTTACGTACGAATGATTTTTGAGATGACGATTGTCCAGAGTGATAAAGATCAAATACTTCTTGCAAATAGGGAATATGAAATTTTTGCATTGCATCTTTTTGATACATCTTATAAGAACCATAAAGAATATATCTAAATTTGTTTTTAAATAGACGTTTGGCGCTATCTACGGCTTTTAAAAAATGCTCGGCAATGCGCTTATATTCGTTACTTATAAGGCTCAGATCTTGAGTGATAAGATAAATATCCTGGTATAAGTGGCGATGATAGGTAAGCCACCAAACGAGAACCGGATCTTCTTTAGCCTTTAAAAAATTGTGAGCTTCGTCAAGAACTATAAATACGCCGCTTAAATTTAGCTCTTTAGCGCGCTCGTTTAATTCAGCGTCGGTCACTTTAGAGATATAAAGAGCGTGAAGTATAGACATATCGGCATAAAATTTATCAAAATCAAACTTTATAAATTTCTCATGTAGGTCAAATTTAAATTCATTGATGTTAGTATAGCAGTATGAATATTCTTTTTGCTTCTCGGGTTTAATAAATTTGCTTAAAAAACCGCTAGCAGGTTTAAATAAAAAAAGCTGGTAAATTTTAAAAACGGCATAATAGGTTTTACCAGAACCAGGGTTGCCGACTAAATATGTTATCATCGTTATATCTTTGAAATACAAAGGGATATAAGATTTTCACGAATACCCTTAAAAGCAGTTACTCCGAGCTTGCCTAAATAAATAGACAAAATCAGCGAAAGAATAGGGGAGAAAATCGAATAAACATCCAAAAAAGCATTCCATGCACCGATAGACTTTAAAACAATAATAACATGCCTTGCAATACTATCGCCAACATCAACATAATTATTAATAAAATCTATAAATTTATTTATCAAAGAATAAAGAAGTTGAAAAATTTTATATATAGAATAGATATAAGAAACAAAAAAACCCATAAGAGCAAGATTTACAGCGAGCATAGCGCCAAAGGTTACTTTTTTTAGGAAAAAATCTACGACTTTTTCCCAAAGGCTAAATCTAAAAAGCCAACTTAAAGCGGATAAAATAGCAGCCATAAAAACCCCTAGAAAGAAAACATAATTAATTTTATGGTAAGCAATAAAAAGCCGGTAAATACGGCTATATAAACAAAGTAATATATAATCGTACGAATAGGCTCAAGCAACTTACAAAAATCAACTTCAATCACGGAGCTATAAAAACCAAGCTCAACATTATATTTTAAAGGGCAGGTATTTTGAACGGAGTTTTTTTGAAAAGAGGTAAAACCGTTTCCCTTAACGTTTTCTATGAACTGATTTAAACCAGTCTTTAGATTGTCAAATTTGCCCTTTAAACCCTCTACTTCGCTTGCATATCTATTTTTAAAACCTTCATAATCTCCTTTTAAACCGTCGTAATTAAAATCGGCCTCGTTAAATTTAAGATTATCGCCGTTTGCGTTATTTCCGCCGCCGTTGTTGTTATTCGTAGAATTTCCATTACCCGGCTTTGGATTTGGTTTAGGATCGGGATTTGGATTCGTATTGTTTCCTTGATTACCGCCGTTGTTTCCTCCCTGATTTCCGCCATGATTACCTCCTCCTTGATTCGGATCGCCCGGTTTAGTTTTATTATTGTCGGGGTTTGGGTTGTCAGGCTTGGTTTTATTATCATCAGGTTTTTGATCGGGTTTATCATTACATTTTGGATTTATAAAAGAGATTTGAGAGCCGTCAGAACAAGAGCCTTCCAGGTTACAATCTGAAGGGGAAGAGCCATATTTACTCCAAAAAGTATTACCACCGCCTAAACCAAAACCCGAACAAAGGCATTTTAGGACAGCAAAAGAATCTTTTTCACCGCTACAATCAATGCAACGACCGTCAGGAAGGCCAACCTTATTAATCTTACCGTCTTTAGAACAATCTTTATAACAAGTATTCGTTTGAGGATCCCACGACTGGCCGTCAGGGCATTTTTGACACTGATTCGTATCGGTGTTAAAATTTTCATCAGACTCGCAACTTCTTACTTTATTAATACTATATTTCCTATAGTATGAAAATTCAACGGGTAAAACATCCTTTGAACCTAAAACATAACGCCTAGAACAAGCCCTAATGTTATTAATATCAGACCCTTCGCAAGGAATAGTTATTTTTTCAAATTTTGAATCATAATAATATAAAGTAGCGATATAGGACAGATTACCCTCGTAATAATATCCGCTTGCATTGCTTTTTGAAAGATTAAATACCAACTCATCAAAGCGATAAGCATATATATCGTTATTTATTTTTAGAAAAGAAATGTTTAAAATTTCTACGTCAGATATAGACTGCGCAGAAACCCCGTAAGGTAAAAAGCTTTGATTCATGCCATAATTAAAACTACTATCATCCAAAGAAGATAAATCTAAAGCATAAGCGTTAAAAAAGAAAAAAGTAAGAAGTAGAGGTATTTTAATCAAGCTTTGCATGAGGTGGCCTTATAATACCTTTTTCGTAAAAAGGACTAAACCCGCAAAGACAGGTAAGCAAATCAGCATAAACCAAACCATTATCGAAAAGAAGTAATCAAAGCTAATAACGCCGGTAACGGTAAATACGCCTATTGACATGCTAAAAGCTCCTTTTCTTCGGTGTTGAGTTTGGATCAGCCTAAATTTTACTGACGACGAGAAAAATAAACAGACAAAGGATAAAACCGCACAATATTCCGCTAAGGCTCATAAGGAAATGATATTGATCTAAAGATAAATGCAAATCATACATGAGGCTTAATCCAAACTCTTAAAAAGGTCTAAAGCTACGGTAATTTGCTTGACTACGGCAATAAAACCAATAACGACAGCCATCAAGCCGTTAATATAGATACCGAGTTTAACAAGGTCGATAAAATCATACATTTTAGAGCTTTCTAAAAATTTGACTTCCTTGAAAAAAACAAGGAAGTCATGCAAACTAACCGCGAAGTAAGCGGATACCAGCTTTTACGCCGTAAATAACTCCCAAAAGAGCAACGACAACAGTAGCCATACCAAAAAAGGTTTTTGGATCTATATCACCAGTTACGGCACCGTCGGCACCAATAGCAACGCCAGCGGCGGCAGCATTCATAGCACCGATCGAAGCGATAGCAAGAGCAGTAGATATCTTACCTTTTGCGGTAGAAAGAAACTTAGGCATCTTGGCCTCCTTTTATAAAAATTAAGCGGACGCGTACCACTTTGGAAAAGGCTGAAACAAAATCAAACTTTGCCGAAATAGTAAGCTTTTGCGCTTCGCGACATACGCTTGGAGCGTAGGAGCAATGCGAATGCTTTTTGTTAAAAGCCGCATTGCTCTTAAAATTTAGAATAAACCAGGCTCAAGCTCAATATTAAGCTTATAGCCACGAGCCTTTAAAAGTTTGATAGCATCTCTTATAGATAAATCTATATCAGACACGTTATCATAGTGAGTGTCATAATTGCCAGTGCCGTTATCAAGGAGATAAAAACGCTCCTTAAACTCCTTAAAGTCGGTATAGCACTTTTCTAAAATCTCGACCATTTCGTCAGTATTGTAAGGATTTTTCATATCAAGCCACCTAAGACAAAAAGTTATCGTAAGGAGTAATCACGGTAACAAAACCGCTTTTAGGCAGCGTACCTGAAAAAGATACAGTTTCACCATGATCAAACTTATTCTTGATAAATTCAGAAACCTTAAGGGCTACCAAATCATCAGGGCAAGCAATTTTAAAAGTCATATCTTGATTAACCACGCTCTTATCTTTTAAATTTTCAAAAGAATTAGAGCACTTTACAAGTACGGCAGGATCGGATAAGCTATTAGAAACTACAACTACAACCTCGCCACGATAAAGATCAAATTTAAGAGAAAAGCTCATATTACACCGCCTTAAGGTTTTGGAGCGATAGGGGCTTTTTTGGTAGTAGCAGTCTCAGGCAAAAAATACTCAACGGGATTAATCAAAGTTATAACGTTATTGCGATCAGGCAAGCTGCCAAGACAAACAATAGTTTCGTGATTTTTAAACTTTTGTAGGAAAAATCTCCCAACGTTTCCGGCGGTCAGATCGTCGGGGCATGGTATTTTAAAATGTACTTCTTGCCTTACCGTATTGGTAAATTGAGTCTTTTCGTTTAAAACCTCATAGGTATTCGTGCAAGTAATACGAACAGAAGGACCATAAGGGCGACCGTCCATAACGCCAGCCGCAGTAGCCTTGATATCGCCGTCTTTAATTTCATAAGAAGCGGCAAACTGAGATTTGGTGAGTTCCATAATACGCCTTTGTTTTGAATTTGATACTTTAAAACCCCTGCAAAGGCGTATCAAACCAAAAACAGGGGGAATAGTTTTGCGCCATGTTCAGGGCGGAATTTACATAAATTTGATAAAATCAAAAACATGTAATATTTACAAGATTTCAACAAGTAAATATTACATAAAATAAACTTAGAAACAGTTTAAAAATGTAAATATTACAGGTGAAAAATGACAAATTCAGAAATAGCCAAAAAACTAAAAATAGCCGAAAAAACGATATATAACTGGAAAAAAAATAGAAAAGAGCTTTTTGAAGTAATAGAAAACGGACTAAATTTAAAAGAAATGCAAGATAATTTATATGTAAATAATACATATAAAGAACTAATAGCACTACTAGAAAAACTATCAAAACAAGAAATAGAATACTACATATCGGACATAAAAACAAGAATTCTAAAAAAGGAATTAGACAAATGAAAAAAATAATAGCAATAATATTACTAGGAATAAAATTAATAGCTTTAGACTTCGGCAAAGATGTTAACATAATAGGAAAATGGTATATAAGGAGCGTGGATGATTTAGTTTTTTCTTTTGCATCAGGAATAGGCAATAAATGGATTTTTAACTTCAAACAAGATGGATCAATATATGATATACTAAAAGATAAAGAAGTTAAAAAACAATTAAGCTGGACTTATGATAAAGAGCAAAAAGGGATAGTGCATATAAAATTTGAATTTCAAACGAAAAACAAAGAACTATCAAATTTTATATTTGGCAGCCTTACAAACGACTACATAAAAATAAAAGAAAAATTAAATTTAGTAGAAAATAGAGATTGTTATTTAGTGAATGTAATAAATAAAGAAAGAGATGTATATATGTGTGAAATTTTAGATAAAAAGGAAATTCAGCGAAGAGAAAGAGAAAGAGCAAAAAGAGCGATCAAAATAAACTAAAAACTATCTAATTAAACCGCAAGC